CCTGAAAGTCCACCATGTCCTGCCGATAGGCACCCGCTGTGTCCATCTTCCATATCTGCTGGCGAGACCCGTCATAGATGCGAGCAGGCTCAAGCAACTCCATGACGTCGTCCCGAACGAAAAACTCAGGCTGATAGATACGAAACTTCATCAACGCATCTGTGTTGTTACCCCACGGGCGATCAATCACGACCGCGTACCATAAAATGCCGCTGTCGTCCTGATAAGTAAACCACTCCCGAGACTGACGGCGGTGCGTCAGGTCATTCGAGTCGGTAATCTCCAAGTGCATCAAGCCGTCCCACTCACCCGAAAACGTCGGCTTCCAGGTAGTCAGACTATTTGCATCACCCAGACCGGTACCCGCTGTGTCCGTAAACAACATCACGATCTTGTCGGTGCCCGTAACACCATTACCATCGCCATTGAACACTTTTATACGCGCGTCAACCGTCGCGTCTTCCGCCTTCACATCCTTGTAAACAACGACGTGTTCCTCGTCGGGCAGCAACGCCTCTGGCACATCGCCAGCCAATCGATCCAAGGAAAGGTTCAACGCCTCCTTAATACGACTGTTCAGCGCGTCGCCTGTACTATCCCATGAACGAAGGTCGAGAAGCCTGGCTCTAAGAGCGGCAAGGGATACGTTCACAAGACCTCCAAAGATAAAGGGGGCGTAACCCGAAAGCCACGCCCCCAGTGTATCACGTACGCGGATTAGCCGACGCTGATATAAGCCTGGGCGTAGCCCGCCTTAGTACCCGCGATTGCCTCAAGTGCTTGACCCATGTTTCCAAGGGTAGCTGCCAGGTCTGTTCCGTTGGTATCAATGTAACCATCGGTTCCGGTAGCACCATCAGTAGACAAGTTGTCGGTCGCGGCAACACCCGCAGAAACTGCACATACTGCCGCACCACGCTTGATTACCCAACCGTACTGGTTGACGGCGATTGTATTATCCGCAACACCGGCAAGCAGACGAGGATCGTTCTCGTCAAGCGTAGCCGGTCTGGCGTTATACGCACCAGAAGACGGGACAAACTCTGCAGTCATCCCGGCTACGATTTCAACCGTCGCCTTTATGAAGATCCACTCACGGTCACCCGTAAGTAGAGCAAAGTTAACATCCCGGTCAACACCCGAGTTACCGGTGCCTGTGGCGATAGTGCCCGTTACGCCCGAAGCTACTTCGTCCGCCAACTGCGTACGAACCGTACCCAAGGGGTACACCTCGGTTGCATGTGTGTCGGAAAAACCGGCTTGAGCGAGAACGCCATTGGCGACATCACCACCACTTGTAAATTGATTTCCAGCCATAATATACCTCCTAAACCGCGCCGCCAGACACACAGCCTTGGGCCGGAGTCTTGGTGCAAATAAGGTTTCCTTGCATTGAGAACATAGCTGTCACAACATCCTGATCACCAACACGTTCCTTAAACTCCGTCACGTTGGGTGCTTCCAACATCGGGAACTCAATGAAGTCTGTGTTCAGCATGTAAGTAACTCCATCATTGGCGACGCCAGTGAAGTCTTGTCGATCCAAGTCAATGGACGAGTAGACCATCGCAAGACCAAGGGTCAGACCCAAAGTGTTGCTCTTGTCGATCTTATCATCAACGATGCTGACTCGGACGTTGTCACGTCGGCTGTCTTCAAAGTTGGTGTAAGTGTCGTCGTCCATGATGACGCAGTCCGGCCCCTTACCAATACCACCCGCATAATGCGCGCACTGACGATAAGTTTTACGCAGTTGAGTAATACCATTACCCGCCCACGAACTAATATCGTTGTACTGGTTGAAGTGGAAGTAGGAACTGCTCTTGGCCACGTTCTGAACCGTACCACTCTGCGATGCAGGAGCGACGAAGTCAAGAAGACCGTCCGATACACCAGTACCGATACCGGTGCTGTGATCACCGTTCAAGGTCAGCAAACCGTTAAGCTCAGCCGTCTGGAAAACCAGACCGCGACTTACACCAGTAAGCAAGAACTTGTTGATGTCAGCCTTGGCGGCTTCCATCGTCGATTGCGGATACTGCTCGATAAGACGGATGATAGCCAGCTTGCCGCTGTTCTGGTTAAGCTCACGCTTAGGAATGTTGATAGCAACAACCAAGCGATGTGGCTCAACCTGAAACTTACGAATCTGTTGGCGACGGGTCATGTTCAACAACTCATCACCGACGTAGACACCGACACCACGAGCGGGAGCACCACCGGAGAAGGAACGTTCAATGTACGTTCCACCCTCCATGGGCATCCGCGCCTTCTTGTCGAGCGCCTCGAACAGTTCAGAACTGCGAACAAATGAGTTTACCAGCGGCCCGCGGAGATCCGCGAACGTGGTATTCAATAGTTCAGTTGAGATGGTCATGTTTTCCTCTCGGCCGGGGTACAAGCAAAGCCTAAGCCCGACACAAAGTCAGTTAAAGTATTCAGCTTCGCCTGCCCAGGTGCTACGCGCTGGACCTCATTCGGCTACCCAGCACACCGAAAGGGTGCGTGTTTAAGGTATACATGATTCATCGGGTGGGCGCAAGTATAGGGTAACCCCAGAAGAAACCCCCCGGCTAACCCGACGTAGGCCAAGAAGGGGCGGGACTCAAAAACCCGCTAATGTCGGTAGGGCGGGCAGTCCACTTTATACGTGAAGTCTTCTCTGGATTCAGCGCAGCGGCAATCTTACGCCTGTCATACAGAGCCTTAACCTCAGTCCCCGACGGGGTTACCGTCTCCGTGAAGTAGCGACTATACTCAGGACGAGTCAACTGCGGAGCCATCTTACCCAACTGATAGACACTCGGATCTTGATAGATTGACGTAACCGTCGATTTACCGGCGGGTCTCTTGGATGTAAGCATCCGAGTACCCTCTTTCGCGTGAGCCTCGGTAGATGCCGCACTACGTGCTTCCGCCGCTGCGCGATCCGCCTTCGCCTTCGCTTCCTTCCGCGCTGCCGCCTTCGACTCCCCCTTGAGTTTGTCATGTTTTTTCGGCAACAACCCCTTAGAAAGAAACTTACCCATCACTCACCCCCAAGCATCGGTGCGGCTACAGCGCCCGAGGCCACTACAGAACGAAGCTGCCGACGACGGCGCTCCTTTAAGGCGTCACCAACATCTGGATTCAACGTCGCCGCCTTCGGACCAACGGTGCCTGGACCTCTACGCAACTGCTTTACGTGGTCGGCTAAGTTAGTGCCCATCTCACTCGGGTCGACCGGCATAAATTACTTCCGACCTACGCCAGACTTAACCATCTGCGTCAGCATCTTACGGCGCAAACCACCACTAACGGGCTTCTGTGCGTCCACCGGCCCCGTAGGCACACGCTTCGTCGCAGCAGACTTCTTCTTCTTACCTGGAGCCTGTAAACCTGTGGGTGGACGTGCACCTAAGTCAGTCGTAGTCGACGACAACCTTGCTGGCCCCATCATCATCTCAAGAAAACCTGCCATCTGACACCCCCACCACAGCATGATACCATCCCTGTATATGGCGCGCAAAAAAACAAAACGCTCAGCCGGCGCAAAATACGCCGACGTACCCGGCATAAACCAGAGCAAGGTGCGCGCACTGTTCGCTACACCCGACGCGTTCGTCTCTATGTGCCAAATCGTCCGTGAGGACGAATCCATCGGCTACATGAACCCAACCAACATCCAAAAGCAGGTACTCAAAACATACGACGAGCACAACTGGGTCATGGTTAATAAGTTCAGGCAGGCCAAAATAACCACAGTATCCGTCATGCTGCTGCTCAGAGACTGTATGCTCCTGGAAGGTGTCAAAGGACTGCTCATCGCTGAGCGCCAAGACACCGCAGAAGACATCTTTGAGCGCATCCTGTTCGCGTACAACCGGATGCCCGACGATATACGGATGCCACTCAAACAAGGCAAACGCGCCGGGGCGACACAAATACAGTTTATACATGGCGGAGGAATAAAAGTCCTTACCGCAGGCGGACGCTCACCGGCTATCGGGCGCTCCATCGACCGGCTCGTCATCACGGAGTTTGGTGAAGCTCAGTGGCAAAAGAAAGCGGCCATCAACATCTTCCCAACAGTAAACAAACGACCCAACGCAAAGGTCATCCTTGAATCAACACCAGGTAGAGCCGGCTCGCACCACGAACAAATGTGGCGCTCAGCACTGGAAGGCACCAGCCGCTTCCACCCACTGTTCCTCAACTGGTGGAGAGATAATAGCTGCCAATCCCACTCCAATCACCTGATGCCCACAGGCGAAGAGTTGGAGTACATGGCCAAACACATCGGCATGTCACCAGAAAACCTCGCGTTCAGGCGCGAAGCTCTCGGCACAGAGTTTGTCGGAGATACGCGACTCTTCTCTTCTAAGTACCCATCCGACCCATACGACGGTTGGCTCGGTGCGCTCAACCCAGTCATGCCTGCCGATCTGCTAAAAGAAAACCTCGCCACCGCGATGGCCGACCCACCCATAGGTCTCTTTCAATGCCACGAGATAGAACGACCCCAAGCCGGCATCAGCTACCTCATAACTGCCGACCCCGCAGGCTTTGGCTCCACCGGAGATAAGTCAGCACTCACCGTCTGGAACACGCAAAGCCGAACCGAAGCCGCCTTCTGGGAAGGACGCGAATCACCCGACATGTTTGCAAGACGACTGCTCTCAGCACAAGAACGATACAACGTCGCACTCGTCGCAGTGGAATCAAACGCCGCCGCGTGTATCGCAACACTCAAAGAAATGTCCGTGCGCAACCTGCTCTGGACAAACCGAAACCACCCTGGCTGGTACGCAACAAATAAACGTGTACAAGAAGCCGAGGCACTACTCGTCCAAATGCTGCATGAACGAGAAATCCACCTGAGAAGTAGGGGCATGTTGCACCAGCTACTTAACTACGATGGCTCCAGAAAGAAACGCGTCAAAGGACTGGACGGTACTACCCACCACTTCGACCGCGCAAGAACCGCCGTCATGGCAGCCGATATACTCTCCAAACGTTACTTTGTGCGCGCACAACCCGTGCAACTTAAACCACACACACCGGGCCAAGTTACGATAGGTGACCTCGACCGGGCAAAGAACGCGAAAATAGCAGCCTCCCGCTCACCTTTCAATCCCATCTCAACTCACTGGAGCTAACCAATGACTACCGACTTTCAAAAAACAATCGAAGCCGCCAAAACAAAAGCCAAGGCAACGGACGCACAAGAGGCGCTGGCCAAACAAAATATGACGGAGGAGGAACAGGCCGCGTACAGGGCTATGTCAGACACAGAGAAGGCAGCGCACATGAAGGAACTACTCGCCAAGAGCGAGAGCAACCTGGTCAAATCCACTTTTGGCGAAAAAACCGCGACCGCCCCCAAAGTTACACCAGGTACGGTTACGACCACACAGTAGTCACCAGGGTATCTGCATAGAAGAGGTTTACAATGCCAAAGCTGAACAAGCTCATTGACCGCCATATCGCGTACTACAAACGATCCGAAAAAGACTCGTTCGATAAAGCACGCCGATACTACCGGGGCGATTTCTTCTCGGTAGCTAACAGCAACCTCGGTGGCGCGAGCCAAAACTTTCTGTGCTCCAAAAACCTCATCTACGCTATCGCTGATACCGCTGTGTCGGCGCTACTCGGGCCGCACCCGTCCGTGTCCGCAATCGGCCGTACACCCAACTCACAAGATGCTGCCATCGATGTGACTGGGCTGATGGACTACATATTCGAGGCCAACCGCTTTCGTAGAAAAGCAGCCACCACACTCGTCGATGCCGTCCTCTGTAAACGAGGTATCTTCAAAACGGGGTGGGACGCCAAGCGAGACATCCCTGTTGTCCGAGCCGTCAACCCGTCCCAAGTATTCTTCGACCTCACCGTCAGGGACCAAGACGACATCCGCTACTGGCTGGAAGCAACCGTGATCTCGTTCGAAGAGTTCAAGCGTCGCATCGACAACGGGCAATACGATAAGACGAAGCTCACCGACGTCAGACCCGACCGCTACCCGAAGTGGCTACTCGACCCCTCAACGCAGTCCGATACCAACGCACTACGCGATGCCTTCGAGTGGGTCACCATCTGGGAATACTACGACCGCGAAAAAGGCATCATGCAGCACTACGTCAAGCAAGCTGACGCAATCGTGTTCGAGCAGAAAATAGACTACATCCCCTACAGCATGTTCACACTCAACCAGTCAGGCGTGAACTGCCTTGGGCTATCTGAAGTCCAGCTCGTACTAAATCAACAAGAAACAATCAACGACCTGCTTACGCACATGAAGCAGATCACCTACCTCATGATTCCGCGCATCCTGTTCGACTCAGGACGCATCACCGAAGAAGACCTCAACAAAGCCGTCGCGTCCTCCGCTGGCTCCTTCGTCGGTATCGCACCGCAAAACTCGGAAGCACTGCGCTCACTCGCATCGCTGTTCTACGAGATGCCAATGCCCGATAGCCCCATGGGTGTCAAAGAGTTCATCGCGCGCCAAGAAGACGACGCTGCATTTATCTCCGCCCTCGCAGAAGCCGCGCGCGGACAAGTCACCGGCGCACGAACAGCTACCGAAATGGCCATCATCGACGCGCAACTCCGTACACGACTCGCGACAAGAGAGGGGCACCTCAACGACGCTATCGAAGACGTCGCCAAAAAAGCGTTCTACCTCTGTAAGAAGTACATGAAAGAAACCAAAGTCGTACGCATCGCAGGGAATAAGAAATGGGCAGACCTCAACCATAAGAACATCCGCGACATCCAAGTGGACTTCCAAATGGTGAGCTACAACCCAATCAGACAAAACCCCAACATGATCGCGGAAACACTGCTGCAGATACTTCCCTTCCTCGCAGAAAACCCCGACGTGAATATGCGCGACCTCACCGAAGAAGTCATCCGAGGCATGGGCCTACCACAACGTGTGCTGCTGCCCGAAGAGGACGTCATCGCAATGCAGCAAGAAGCTATGATGGCACAACAACAAGCAGCCCTCGGTGGAGCCGCAGCCGGAGCACCAGCACTGGAAGCCGCGCAAGAACAAGGAGCAATGCCGCCAGGACCGCCCGCTGAACCCGAGATAACACCCGAGCAAGCCTTCGCCGCAGGCGGCGGCTCACCCATACGCGACGGCGCACCGGAGGCATAATGGCTCAGGATGACTACTACGAGAAAGTGCAGGCTCTGAGAAGGGAACAACCTCACGTCAGCAGTAGCTCCAAGCGCAGTAAAACAACGGTCGACGCTGACGAGGACGAATAATGAGCGAGAAGAAGCGCGACATGATTAAGCGGTTGGTCAAGACTCACAACTTGGCGGGCGTCAATAAACCGAAACGGACACCTGACCACGCTAAGAAGAGTCACATGGTTCTCGCCAAAGAAGGAGAGAAAACCAAGTTGATACGATTTGGTGAGCAGGGTGCCGAGACTGCGGGCGACCCAAAGAAAGGTGAGGGTGATAAGATGAAGAAGAAACGCGCCAGCTTCAAAGCACGGCACGGTAAAAACATCGCCAAGGGCAAAATGTCGGGTGCCTACTGGGCCGACAAGGAGAAATGGTAGTGGCTGAGTACGACGACATGATGGACAACATGCGCCGAAACGCGCAGACTCAAGAAACATGCCCCCCCGCCACCGGGAACATCCAGCTCAACATGGAGAACCGTCAGAAGGCCATCGATGAGGCCAACTACGGTCCAGCCAATCCTGCACTGGATGATGCTGGCGAGAACCAAGATTTCTGGCAAGCCTACGCAGACAAGTTCAACGACTCTATCGAGAATGTCATGACTATGCGCTGTGGTGGGTGCACGTTCTTTGACCGCAGCCCTGAGATACTTGAGTGCATCGAGCTTGGTCTGGGGGAAGAGTCAGATCCCGAACAAGCCGTCGAAGGCGGTGAGCTTGGTTATTGCAGCGCCTTTGACTTCAAGTGCGCATCCATGCGTGTGTGCCTCTCTTGGGCTGGAAGGCAGGACTAACTATGAGCTACATGATGAACGACCTCTTCTGCGCTAAATGCGAATACGAAGACTTCGACGCAATGTACAAGCGTAAAGACGGCCCACCCAAATGCCCCGGCTGTGACACGAAACTATCCATAGACCTTAGAGGCTGGGCAAACGTCGCTGTGCATGGACACGGACCAGGCTCATTCGCTGCCGTGGACTTCGGTGTGCTCGGGAAAGCCGAAACCAAAGAAGACTACGACCACTGCGTCAGACAAATCGAACAACGCTTCCCAGGTAAACGCGTCCAAATCGACCACGAAACAAACGCGCAAAAACAAACACGACTCGACACCAAGAGACACGAATCGTACCAGCGGAAGAAAGCAAAAAGCCTCGACGCAACAATGATGAAGCAGATCAA